ATGTCTGGCATGGGCTACTCTCGCCTGAGGGGGCTGCCGTCTTCTGTGACTAGGTTTTGGAGTGATTCGGCCAGGATTCGGAAGGTAATGCGAGGTGGAGGCGTAACTGGCCCAGTCGGTGTGGGTCGAGCGGGACGCAGTGTCTTTTGGTCTTCTGCCATTACCCGCTCACGCTGATAAAGCCAGTGAGATCTACTCCCTCCCCGACAACGTAAGGGCAGGCAAACAGGGCACCGGGGAGTTCAAAGCAGTTCCCCTCGGAGACAGCGGTCGTGGCAGGAGAGCCGTCAACTCCGTACAGAGCAAAAGCCTCCCCATCAGGGTTGACTTTGGCGTACCAAGTGATGGTTCCGTTGCCGCTCTCTACGAACAGGGCAGCCCCAGCACTACAGTTAAACGAGATGATCTTGGAGGTTTCCAAGGCCACCGTCATCTTGACTGGGATAACGCCGGAACTCCGCTCGATCTTCATGTCTGCCTCGGCTGCAAAGGGTGTGGCTAACCCTTTTATGTCCGAGAAACACCCGGGCGAGACATGGACTAGGTCTTCTTGGCCTTCCAGTGGGGAACGTGCTTTTTATTCACACGCTCCAGAGCATCCCTCATGGAGAGCTTGGGCTCCTGTGCGATCTCTTTCTTGGCGAGTTCCTTGGCGATCTTAGGATTTAGGCCTCTGCTTAGGGGAGCTTCTTCAAATCCTTGGTACTGCACTGCACCACTGAGGTTTATGTTCCGTTTCTTGGCAACCCGCTTGATGTCGTCCAGCGAGGAGACCCATGCCTCGGGGTCGGATGCACCCCTTTTGTCGGCTATTCCACCAACGTAATACTTCCCGGAGACATTGACCCCTGATTCCTTGGCAGCTTTGAGCATCCACTTGGCCTGCCGCTTGGGAAGCTGGTCCATCCAGTTGCCATCTTGCCTGCCCTCAAAGAAGCTGCGGTCCAGGCCTGTAGTGCCCGGGGCCTGCTGAAGAGCGCACATTTCTGCCCACTTCTCAGTCTGCCCCGCGTTCACCATCTTGATGTAGTGGTTCTGGACTTCCTGACTGGCTTGGCCAATTTCGTAGGGGAGCTTCACGGCATCATCTCCGGGGGTACTTCATCAGGGGGTGAAGGAGGCCCCCCGCCGCCGGTCCCGGGTGCGGGTCCCTTCTCGCCGGTAGGAGGAACCGGGAGCGTGGGCACGGGAGGCGGCGGCGGGGGTGGTTCAGGTACGAGATAACCCTTGGGGTCAATGTCGAGTGATTTGGCCCAGTCGGTGATGAGGGCGTTGAACGGACCCACAACCCCTTGTGGTATGAGCCCCTGCAAAACGGGCCCAAGGGTCTGGAGGGCCATTTGCATCTGCTCGACCCTGCCTGCTTTGTTCGGCTTTCGGGCACTTCCAGCCTCGATCCTGTAGTCAAACTCCCGGGCCAGCTGGGAGATGTCCATGTTCTGGATCTGCTGCTGCCAGACCTCGGCACCTAGGGGCCCAAGGATCGGAACAACGTCTTGGGGCTGGAGCAGCCAACGGGCGGCCAAGGCTTCTCGTCTAGCCAGCAGACTCATGGCGTCTTCGAGTGCATTGGCCATGTCATCAGGCCTTACCGAGATCTGCTCGGACTTGACCTGGGCTTCAGCGGCTGACCTGAACTGGTTTCGGGTCATGCCGAAAACTAGCTCGGTTAAGCCCACCCGCTTGTCGAACATGTCCGAGACGGCTTGAATCACCTGCCAGATGTCAGGAGTCACGGTGGGCATCTGGAACACAGACACGACATCGTTCACCGACCGGCCTAGGGTCTCGGAAAGCTCGATGAGCGAGAACCCGCCCTCTTCGTGCTTCAGCAGCTGGTCTTTAAGATCCTGCTCGGCAGCCTTGTTGACCCCCACAAGGGTCTTGCAAGAAGTCATAATCCGGGTTGCCAAGAACGATAAGGCCCAGTTCATGAACTTGAGTTCAGCCATACCCGGCTTCAAATGGCTGATCGGCCAGCTGTATCCCGGCTTCCGGTGGAACTGAAGGGGAACGAAGGGCCAGCCGTTGTTGCTGTCTGCATAGAACGGGATCGGCCAGCGAGTTCGGGTGAACAGCGTGTTGGGCAGGCCCGTCTCGTCGGGCTGCTCCATGGCTATTTCCTTGGGGGCATTCAAGGGGAAATTTACTCCCTCGGCCACGACGATGTAGCAGTTCTCCCCCAAGGCGTCGAAGGTCTGGGCAAACTCCTTGGGTGAACCCTTGAGCGTGTGGCCAAACCCAGTCTTGGAGTAGATCTTCCAGTAGACGATCAGGTCGTTGGTCTTGCCGTTGCGTTTCTTGTTCTTGTAGTCCCGGTCCTGTTCCTGGGATCTGGCGACGTAGGACTCTAGGTGACCCTTGAGATCCTCCTTGTTCAGGCCGTACTTGCGGGCCACCTGATCCACGGGGTGGATGCAGCGGCGGGCACACCAGAGAATGTCTTCCTGCTCGTCAGCGTCCGGGTCCCACTGGATGTTGTCGCAGGAGTCATAGAAAGAACCCACGATCCCGTAGGAGTTGTTGTCTACCCCGGGGAGTTCCATGAGTTCCGTCCACCAGACACCCAGCCCCTTGATAATGGCCTCGTCCACTACCCGGCGGGAGTGTTCTTTCAAGTTCAACTCAACGGGCGTGTAGTTTAAGTAGCCTTCGACCAGACTGCTGATGGTCTTCCGTCGTTCCTCCTCCATGGCGATCTGGTTGGAGGTCTGGATGAAGGTCTCCACCATGGGGTCGGGCATTGGCATCCCGGTCATGGGGTCCATCTGCGGTGGCTGATTGGGGTCAATACCTAGGGAAATGGGTGAAACTACAGGGAAAGCTCTCGGGTTGACTGTCCGCACTGGGTTGCGGGCGTAGATGACACTTCCAAACAGCTTCACCGCCTCGAAAGCTTTGTTGATACACATCCTGAACGATGGGGGAGCGATCTTGGAGAACGAAGCTCCCTTGTCCCGGTCCCTCCAGAACCAGTCACCATTGCCGTCAAAGAAGTTCATGGCTTCCCGGGCGTCTTCGGTAAACGGTCGCTTGTGCTTCTCGGACTGCTTGATCTTCTCAAGCCAGGACGTAGAGACAGCACGGAGGGCATCCTCCATCTTCTGGGCAGACATCTGGTCATCCGGGAGCGGTGGCAGGCCCATCCCAGCCGGGGAGTCCAGAGAAGCGTCCGTGCTAAGTCCTTGGTCGTCCATGATTGGTCAGGCTATGCAGCCTCTGCCTTTTTGTTGGAGCGGGCGGCTTCGATCTTTGACTTGGTCAGGAGGGCGTGAATCTCCTTGAGGGCGGTCGTGTTCGGGTGGACCTTGAAGCAGCCCCAGCGTCCCCATGCTGCGGCGGTCTCACTGTTCTTCCAGAACGGGTCGTCGGCGTGACGGACGGACGGCTTCTCAACCAGCCCGGTGTTTTGGGCATAGACCAAGACACTGATGGTCTGCGTCCCCGGCTTGCTGGCTACCCAGCCCATCGAGCCCTCTTGGGGGGAGAACGGGTTGTCGTAGAACAAGACCATGTCACCCACGGTCAGTTCTGGCATTTGAAAGTTGTCCATAAGTTCCTCCTGATAGATGGCGTCTGTCACTGCTGAAGCCGACTTTAAGGGTCTGGGCCTAGGGGACAACCATCATTCAGGCCACCCAGGTCTCCGTGTAGGAGGAGGGGGCTAGGTAGACAACGCCTGCTTTGTTCTTCTCTTTGTCCCGTCCCTGCTTCCACTTGACCCACCAAGGATCTTCGACCTTCTTCTCGGGCCGGTGGTACTCAGGCTGGTAGGCACAGAGGTATCGCAGGCAGTCCACCAGATGGAACTCGCCCCGCTTGTTGGGTTCATCGGTGACAATCGTAGTGCCAGCGATGTAGGCACATTTCTTTTTGTACCGCTTCAGTTCCCGCTCCATGTTGGGCATGGCACCCCTGAGGAACCTCAGTTTAGGTGTACCGTCTTGCCGGATGTGCAGCATCGTGCGGACGGCATGCAGCCCAGCTTGAACGTCGTCTGACCCCGGCAGGAAGCTCGATCCGGTGACCTGCGACCGGATGTTGAGGGCCGACAGCTGCTCGGTGTACTGGTCTTGGGGTGACTTGCCAGAGCCGATGTCGGTGAGTCTGGCCCCGTGGGCGTCGATCAGGAAGGCATGGAAGATGTGCTTTTCCACCTTTTTAAGTAACTCAGCGGCAAATATGAGGGCGTTGCAGTTCCTTATGTAAAGCTCGTCGTAGCATAAGACCATGTCTCCCTTAGGCGGCACGGCAGCAAAGAGAACCGCCGTGACGGCATGGCCCGGGTCAATGATGGCGTACCTGCACCAGTCTTCTGGGACTACCCCCGCGGGCAAAAGACCCCTCTCGTACCCATGGACAGAGATGTTGTAGTTGGGGTAGACGAGAATAGAGTCCGTGGTGAACTCACCCTCGGATCGCTGCCTGAGAACGTCGTCTCCAATGGCTGCCCACCGCTCGATCATCTTCCGCTTCTCATCGGGGTCGATGTGAGGGTTGTCCAGAAATCGTAGGACAAACCGCTTGATGTCCTGATTACCGGTCTCTTCTGCCCGCTCGGCCCGCTCATTGAGGCCTATCAAGGCTTCGTTCTTAGAATGCGGCATAGCACTCCAGCAAAAGAGCCCCTTCCTGTCTGCAAGTCTTGCTTGCATTTCAGGGACCCATTGCTCGTTATTTAAATCTTCATCAATGTGTACCCTTGAGGCCTGGAAGCCCTGCGGGGGATCACCTTCGCTAGAGAAGCAATAGATAGTCCAGCCATTGATCAACTCACAGGAGTTGAGATATCCAGCAGACTTCAGGAGCCACGAATAGCTCTTGATCATCCGAGGCGGGATCAAGGGTGGGGCTGGCTTGGCTTCCTTCTCCCGGTCGGCATCGAGGACCGGGTCAAAGGCCCTCCACTGGCTTGTCTGCTTGTCCTTGATGATCTTGAACGCCCCGGCTTTGAACAAGTAGGGCACTACTACTAATCCTATGTGCTTCCAGTTGGCCCCTACGATGATGAGGTTCCCGCCCTCTTTTGGATACTTTCCTTCTACGGGATGGGTACCAGTTGCGGCCCATGCGTCTTCTATGAAAGTGCAGAGGGATTTGCCACTTCGATTGCCACCGATTACAAGGGTCTCACTCGACGGGCATTGGTGAAATTCCCATTGCTTTGGCGTCGGCCTGTAGAGCCTCAAGGACTCCATCCGACGTTCCGTAAGCTCTCCCTGCAAGCTCCTCAATTCCTCCCGCTGGAAGCTGGAAATGCTCTGGACCGTTGGGAGCGGGGAGACCGGTGGGATCTGCGGCTTGCTCTTCTTTGGCATCGATGTACTTCCCTGAATAAGTGATGACTGCCTGCTTGAGGCGGGCGTCGATCTCCTGCTCAAGCTCCTCCTCCGAGTACAGCTGGATGGGCTTCTTGGCACCGCCCTGCTCGGTGTTCTTGGTGGCAAGCCTGACGATCATCTCTAGGACTGAGTTCCTCATCCGACTGCCTGGAGGCGAATCCCAATACTGCTTCATGGCTAGGCTGGCAAAGCCGTTGGTGCCACCGAAGTAGTGCATCAGGCTCTCAAGAAGCTCTGCCGTGTGGGGGACATTGGCCCCGCCCTTGATGATCTTTTTGATGTAGGCATCAACAGCTGAACTTTCGACCTTGTCCAGACTGGCCTTACGGGCTTTGATTTTCTGGCATTTCCTGCAACTCAGCCGGTAGGCAGCTTGAGTTCCAGGGATTCTTGCGTAGTTCTTCGGGTTAAGGGTCTTCACCTTCCCGCAGGTGTCGCACTGCCTCGATGACTGTGCCGGTGGAACGAGCATGGTTCACCTGTCCAGCTGCATGACCGAGGAGATCATGGGGCGCATGAGTTGGTTGGGGTCGCCCTTATTTAGGGCACTCTGGATGGTCCGCTCTGTGCCATCTTGGTACTGCTCTAAGATCCTGCTGGCCATCGAGGGCCCTAGCAGGGAGCGGTACAGGCTGGCTACACCACCGTCTGGGCCCTGAATAGGACTGGTAGCGTTATCGATGGCATCAATCCGCTCGGCATCTATAAGCCCAAGCTTGGCGGCTATGTCCAAGTCAATGGGCCGCCGGGACTGTCTCTCAAGCAGGAGTTGGCGTAGGGTGTCGCTCACAGGTCAGTCGATCCCGTAGCTCTTGGGCGGCATCTTTCTGAGGTACAGATTCTGGGCACCACCCGGGGTGGGCTCTCGGAAGTTGTGCCGCATGCTGGGAGGGGCCGGAAGGGGCTCGTTGTATGGTTGACGCATGCCCGGGACGGGAGGTTCGTATGCGTTGTACGGGGCTTCCTCAAGGACAAGAGGGTCTTTCTTGGGGAAGTACGGTGCGTTCTCGTAGTCGCGGCCTTTGCCGGGGGCGATCTTCTTGGGGCGATAGGGTCCCGCGTGGTAGTCAGGCCCTTCGTCTATTGGAGACATGGGGTTGAGGTAGGGCATCTTCTTGATGGTGCCGTCCCGGTTTTCCAGTTCTTTGTGCCGCATGCCATCGATCAAGGCACGGATGCGGTCTTCCTCAGACATCTCTGGCTGCTTAAAGAACTGCTGGTATGGATTGGCCATGGCTTGCTCCTAAGAAAACCCCCCCGGGGGCCCACTAGCGGGACACCCCGGAGGGCTATGGA